ATCGTTGTCAAATATGCCATTGATCGTGCCGCCGTTATAGGTTGCGGCAACCCCGAAATCATCAACGCCAATGAATATAGCGCGATCATCTGCGGTTTCGACAGCCATTAGTCGGCGTCCACTTCAACCGGCTTTGCCTTTTTAGCTGACCATAGCTTCGCATAACCGCGATCAATTAGCTTGTTCGCCTCATCTTCGCGAACAGCGTGATCTTCACCGGCAAGCATAATCCCGACCGATCCCGCTTGGCAGTCTTTTATAGCTGTGATTTTGATCAGTTTTGTTGTCATTTTTTCTTTGTGTTCCGCTTTACTAGGCTAGCCGCTGATTTCTTTGTTAGGCCAATTGCCCGATCAGTGATGCCAACTTTATCTTCAACCACTTCGACCTTGCCGGTATTGACCAAATCGAAACCTACATTTTCAGCCACTTCGACAATATCGCCAACTTCGTGCGCTTTACCGCCGATTAGAATATTACGTTTACACTTGATTTTCATCATTCACCCCTATGGGAAAAGCAGGGCGACCGGAGCCGCCCCGCTAGTTATTTAGGCATCAATGTCGAGACACGCAGCGAATGACTGGCTATGACGTACGGCGATGTCAAGCTCCTGCATCACGCGTATACGAACCGCGCCTGTGCTTCCTGCGGTGTAAGGGTCGATCAAGATGTCTGGTGTGCTGAAGAAGCCCATCATCAACTGGCTGAAATCACCGTAGATCATTGCAGATGCAGTTGAAAGTGTGCCTTTTGTCAGGTCAGATGGCACGTTGTTGGTGATCGCAAGGTCGTAACCATAAAGGCTGTTCCAAGGTGCATCCAGCAACATTACGCTGTCTGTTGACGCAACCTTTGAAGTTGAAGCCATATGTGACTTAACTTTCGGGTTGGTCAGATAGGCAAGGGTGTTGCCGTTGATTGCAGCGTTGTCAACTTCGACTTCTTTGACCAGATCAGTGATTGCCTGCCAAGTCAGATCGCCACCATTGGTTCCGATTGCGACTGAACCGATACCGGCTGTTCCGGTGATGCCGGTTGGCTCATTAGAACCGCCGCCTTCGATAGCAACATCTTCAACCTTTTGTGCAATTGCGTTTAACAGGTCATCGCGGATGATTTGCTCAACAGATGGGTCAGACTGGATCATCAGCAAGCGGCTGATATCTGTAAATGCACCCAATGATTTTGGTGACATTGTGATCTGTGAGAAAACAGCGTTGACTTCAGATGTTGCGCCATTCTCAGCAACGAAACCGGCTGAAACACCAGTTGCCAGTTTTGGAATAGCAACGTCACCTTTAAGGCCAGTCATAAAGCGTGCGCCAAGCTCATTGAACACCAAGCGCGAACGCAGGGCATCAACAAACTGATCACCAAGATGATCTGTGCCGACCAAGTGACCACCGGCTGTGGCTGTGCCAACAGTCAGGTCACGCTTGCCGCCCCAAAAGCTGTCTGGTGCGTAGAAACCGCGTGCTTCGCGGCCATTGTTCTTTGCAATCTGCTCAGAAACTTCACGCTCAAGACCCTGCAAGCCAGAACCGTTCACCAAGCCGCGAACAGCTTTAATGAATGAATATGACCGCTGTTCTTTTTCTGACATATCAACCGCACCGGCTGACTGCTCTAGTGGCTTGCCTTCGCCAATTGCGTCAAGCAATGTTGCGCGAAACTGTGCAACAGACTGACCAGCACCGATAGCTTGATCGGCTAGATCGCGGCGGTTGTGTTTAACAGCAAGATTGATGATCTCGCTGGCATTCTTTTGGAAATCGCGCTTGGCTGCTTCTGCGGCTGCCTCACGGATTTCATCGTGATTTACTTCAGTCATAACTTTTTCCTTTGACTTGATAGTAGGTTCGACAAAATTAGCATTACGATTAACGCCAACTCCGGCATCTGCCGGAACGCTCACAATGCTGGCTTCGTATGGCAACCAAGATGAAATGCCGACCGTCCCGTCAGCCCTCTTGTCTTCCATTTGGCGGATTTGATAACCGATGCTGACATTGCTCCGGATACCATCCTTGACGTCTTGATAAACTTCTTGAGCCAGTGCGCTTTTTCCAAAGCGAACTACCGACCGCAACTTGCGATCAGATTGATCCAAATAAGTTCTTTCAATGACACCAATTACTTTGGTTTGATCGTGGTCAAGCAACAAGTTTGCCGACCCACTATTCAAACGCGACAAATCAATTGCGCCTTCATTATGACGCAAAACCTCTAAACCGAAAGAACGCTCAACAGGTTCTTCGCTTGAAATCGACATTCTGACGCGGCGGTCGTCTTCTTCGACCATATCCGCAGCGCGTGCGCGGGTCATCAATTCGCCACGATCAACGCGATCTTCATCTTCTTTATATCCAGCGGTTTCAACAACCGGCGGTGTCGCATCTGACTTGCCAAACGTAATGGTCACGCTTTCGTCAGTCTCGACAATATCTTGAATGTGTCTGTCCATTGTCTTTACCTCGCTTGTGCTAAGATACCGCAGATCATTGATCTTGGTCAATGTGCTAAACTTGTGACCCACAAGGCGATCTGTGCCTTCATAGCCTTCATCAGTGCTTTGGTAGATGCGGATCAACGCGGCTGGGTCATCTGGTGTGCCGGTAATTGTGAAATCACTGTCTGGCACGTTGATGCTGCCGTCACGCTCGATGCGTTCAATCTCGCCCCGCGCAGTGCCGCCGGATGATCCCCACGACACAAAATCACCAACCGAAAGCGCATCTGGTGCAGCGCGTTCGCCTTCGTCAATTCTATCCAAAGCCATATCTTTTGCCCTTGCCCACGTTTGACCGGCATCACCGCCCCACGCTGCCCAAGCAACGCGACCTTTTGACGGATAGCCTTCTTCCCCTGCGCTGAACCCTTCAGCTTGTTTGTCAACTTCGTGCCGACTGAAAAAGCTGTGCATCCGGCGCACAATGTCGGCAGATAGCTCTTGCCGATTAACCAATTGATTTGCACGCGCAACCGCAACCGCTGTGCCACCTTGCTCACCTTCTTCGCGCCACTTTTTGAATTTACGCGCTTCCGCTGCCATTCCTTCGGTCGGCTTCAAGTTGATTTCAACGCCTTTATAGGTCGCCATCTTCTTGCCCCGCGTCTATTGATGGTTGCGCTGGTAACTTAGTGCCGAACGGCTGAAAAGCGGTGTCGATGCCGTAACGATCAGCCAGTTCGCTTTCGCGATTGATCTGTTCAAAGATTTCTTCAGTATCGCGGCCATATTGCGAATGCACATCCTGCAAGCTGACGATGCCGTTGTTCAGTGCGGTGACGCTGGCGTTGATTTCTTTAGCCGGATCAACCCAAGCAAAACCGCGTGGCCGATAGATAACTTGATCAGCAAACAGGTCATATTTGCCCATTGGCAAGCTGACGCGGCCAACAGTTATCGCCATTTCAAGCCAAGCCCGATATATCGGGTCAATAAACTGGTCGATCATAAATTGCTGAACCATTTTGAAATGGTCGCGATCTTCGATAGTGCCTTGCCGGATGCTGCTATAGCTAACGCCTTCAAGGTTATTTGCCAGCGATACATATGAAACGCCAAGACCGGACGCGATCCCGCGCAATATTCCCTTTTCAAACTCTGCAAAGCTGTCTGTCGGGTTTTGCGGATCAAAAGCTGTGAATGACATTCCGGTCGGCAATTGCATAAAGCTGCCAGGGGTCGCAGCATCCATTATCGGCGCGTGATTGTCATAATCATCACCAACAAAGCCATCACCTTCGGGGCTTGTGAAGAAACCCATCTTTGACGCAGCCACCCGCGCATTGACCAGCGTTGCTTCTTCATAACCGTCCAGCATCTTGAGCCGTGACAATACGTTGCTCATCCACGGCACGCCACGGGTCTGCCCAGCGCGATCCTGCAAATAGCAGTGGATGATTTCACTAGCTGGAACGATCTTATGATGCCGCTTTGTCTTGCTGCCATAGCCTTGATCGTGATGTGGATGATCTTCAAACAGATAATAGTTTAACGGCTTGCCGGTGCGCTTGTCTAATTCAACGCCCATACGGATTTCATTGCCGTTGTTCAATCGTGCGTCATAGCCTTCATCAAGATAATCAGCTTCAAGAAACTTTAGCGAAAAGCCAAATGGGTTTCCGGCTGGGTTTTTGATCTTTTGGATTAGCACTTCGCCATCGCGTGCCAGCGTTTCCATAAATAGACGCTGCGCTTGCACCCACGATACGCGGCCATCAACAGTGCAGAAACCAGCGCGACCCCACGCTTGCCACGCTTGTTCGATGATCCGGTTGCCAACGCTGTCCAGCGAATTGTCGTCATTGCGCTTGCGAACTTGTATCCGCACGCCGTTTGCGCCAACCACGTTTGTTGACATTATCTGCAAATATCTTTTGGCATATGGGTGGTTGCGGCTGATTTCGCGGCAACGATCCCGCAAAACGCGCAGTGATGGTTTGATTTCGCTATCTGCCGACCGGCTGCTTGATACAAAATCACTGAATAGTCGGCCAGTGTCAGCCCCGTGAAACGCCCTTGCCATCTTTCGCGGCTGGGGCTTTGCTTTGAAAAAGTCAAAGATGCCCATTGTTAAAACCTCACCAAGATGGTTGCGCCAGTGTTATCGCCTTGTCTGGCGCGTTCTTTCTGCAATTCTTTTGCATATTCTTTGCGGTAATAATCCCGCGCACTATTTAAATCTTCAAAAGACATTTTAGTCAATGACCGCCCGTTGATTGAATAGCTGGCAACATCTGCATCCGCTTTGCCTTGCAAGACGCTTTCAATCTTGTCGATCATTATTTGTGCGTGACTGCGCGGGTCAACATTGTCATCTAGATCAAAATCAATATCCAGCGTGCCGGTATCAATGATAATCCGGTTGCTGGTCGCTGTTTCTGTGATCTCTAGCTGCCAGTGATAGTGGCCTTGAGTAAATGCCGCGCTGTCAGTGCTGGCGATTGAAAAAAGGTAATATGTGCTGGCTTCGGTTGCAGCAACTTTGATTTCGCTGCTATTGCCGTGTGCCAGACGCGCAACCCATTCTGCGCTATGCGTGGCAACAGGATAGTCGCCAACAATATCTTCACGTTTCCATTGAACAAAATCACCAATCGCAAAATGCGTTGGTTCGGTTGTCGGTGCATTATCTGTATTGAAAAGGTTTGCCATCAGTTACCGCCAGCTATTAACAAAGCCGCCTTGCCGTGGTCGGCGGGCAAGTGGATTAGGCTGTTGCGGCTGCGGTTGTGTTTCTGGTTCCGGCGCATTAACTACCCTATCGGCAACAGCGTTAATATTCAGCGACAAGATGCAAAGTGCCGCATAAGCGTAGACCCTGCAATCAAGTGCTTCATTCCTTGTGCGTGTTTTGACAAAATCGCGGCGTGGAAACCCTTTTTGATATTTTGTGACGATTTTTTCAGAATTTGCTAATTGCTGATAATACTCGTCAGAACGCCCCGCTGGAAAGTGACAAAACCCTGCACCCTCCGATTGTACCTTTAACCGCGAGAAAATCAACTCCTTGATCGGGAACGTGCCGATTGCGAACAATTTAATCTTTCCGATGTTGTTTTTAGTCGGTCTGCTAACCAATGGCCGTTGTTCGCCGCCCATACCCTTGATGGCAAATATGCGCCGACCTTCGCGTGGCCGGACAAAGTTGTAGACCGCTTGCGTATAGTGACCGCCACTATCTATCGTGGCTGCGCGAATGCCTAGCTGTCTGCCGCTTTCGGTCACATATCCGGCTTTCAGTATATTATCAAGATCATTCCACAAATGCGGCGTGGATGGGTCGCCATACAAAGTTTTGTAATCAAGCGACCAACTTTCCTCATCACGCCCCCAACCAACGATTTCAAGTTCAAGCCGGTCATCTTGCACATCAATGCCAGCGGTGACGACCACAATGTCATCTGGCACTGCATCGCCCCAATCATCTTCGCGGCCTTGAAAGTCAATATCGCCAACAGTCTCGCCTTGATCTTCCCAAGTTTCTGCCAAGAACGTATTGACGAAAACGCGCAACGTGTCGGCTGACTTCTTTGCAACCAGAAAGTCACGCACCGCATCAGCCATTACCGTCCAAGGGCTGTAAATGCCGTTAATGTGAAAACCGGCAATGCCGTTATAGTCAGCGGTCGCAACCCACTGCCCCTTGCGAACAGACCGATTGCGCTTTGGATCATCCCAGACCGAACCGCAGCTTTCGCAGACATAGCAAGCTGTGTCGGGCTTGTCTTTCTCCCACTGCACTTGCCCCCACTTTAGCGTTTGCACTGTGCCGCAATCTTCGCAGGGAACGTAATATTGACGCTGATCGCTTTCAGCATATTGGCTTTCGATCATTGACGCGCCTTTGTTGGTCGGCGTGCTGACCATTACCATTTTGCGGTTGTGGAACGTGGCCGACCTTTTTCTTGCCAGCAAGATAGGCGAACCCTCAGAACCAGCCGAAACAGGAAAGCGATCAACTTCATCGCATAAAACGATGCGGATCGGCCTTGATGCCAGCCCAGCCGCACTATTCGACCCGACTAGGCTGATATGACCGCCAGTGAAAACTTTGTGCGTTGTGGTGTTATTTGCATCGCGGCTGCGTGGGTCTTTGACTTTATGCTTCAAAGCCGGTGTATCTCTCAGCATTGGCGCAAGGCGGTCTTTAGAAAACGCCTGTGCCATTTCCAGCGTTGGCTGCACCAACAGGATAGGCGCGGCATCGTGGTGGATATGGAAGCCGATGACGTTCAACAGCATTTCGGTCTTGCCAACCTGTGCGCCAGCCATCACGACAATATCACGCAAGGT